AAATCTGGTGATGCGTACATCAACATGGCCAAGGGCGTGACAGAGCTGCCCTATGATATTGCAGGCGCACCCATGGACATAGCGATGCTGGTTCGTCAAGGCTTGACAGGGCAAGCACCTGCAGGCCAGGTAGGCACAAGCGACTACATCAAAAGCAAGATGACAGAACTGGGCATTCGTCCGGCACCGCCTGCTGATCCAACGGCCAAGGGCTTCTACACAGCCGGTAGTTTGTTGTCCAACCTGACCAACCCTGCTGGCGTCACGCGCTCGGCAGTCAAGGGTGCACAGAAGACAGGCGAGGCAGCCACTGCCGTGGCCAAGGACTTCCAAGAGTACAACCGTCAGCTGGCCGTGCCAGGCGCATCGTATGCGGTGCGTCCAAGCGGCAGCACAATAGTCAGTGGCCCTATAGGCATGAAAGAAAGTGTCAGCGGCGTTGACAATATCTTAAACAGGGGACTTGAGAATGCTAAAACGGTAGCGGGCCAGAATGATGGTCAAGCGCTAATCATTCAAGACTTCTGGGACAAGAAGGCACGCAACTATTTTACACGCCAGTTTGGTACGCCAGATGACCCCATTGCAAGAGGCATTGCCAACAAGCAAATCAGAGGTTCGTCTTTGGAAGAAGACTTCCCTGAATATCTAATTGATCAGATTGCAGCAGGCAAGACACGCGTCAAAGAAGGTGTCAGGCCAGAGGGTTTTGTCGGCCCAGGAACACCCGAGTCAAGGTTCTTCCCCAAGTACCCACGGGCCATGGACGACTTTACAGCTCGTTATGACAAAGCCACAGACCTTAAGGGTGTTGTGCTTACCTCGGACCCGGCAGCAGCTAGGCCAGAGTACAGCAATCTTTTGTCTGAACAAGGCAAACAGTTGGGCCGTACCGCTCAAGTAGCCGAAGAAGACAAACTACTTATGCAAGGTCTTCGCCCTGAACTGATCAATGCCAATGTCGGAACCATAACCCGTTCACCAACTGACTATGACAGGGTTATTGGAGACCTCAATCGATCTGCGGAGGATTTGTTCAAGGCTTACAAAGAGGCAAGCATGATGAACAAAATGGATAAGCCCGAAAAGACCAATTGGATTAACCAACTTATGGGCCAAGGCCGAAAGATCATGGGCAAGACCGAGGATGAAGTAGTCCAAAATATGCTTCCTGAAAACATCATGACGGCAATCAACAAAGGTGAGCCTGTTTATGACATGCAGTACGGCCTCCAAAAGCCACTGCAAGCAGTGTTTGATCCAATATCAATTAACAAATACTTGGCCAGTATCCCGCCACGCGAGGCAGCCAACATTCGTTTTGAAGATGCCATCAAGGGCGCGCTTAAGATGCGCGAACAAACTGACCAGCGCGCAATGCTGGTTGAGCGTATTAGATCGGGCAAACCCGTGGCAGACAAAGTATTTTCAGAAGGCGTGAGCGCCCCGCTGCTGCAGTTTAAAGAAGGCCCTTTTGAAGGTTTTGCTTGGAAACGGATTGAAAAGCGTGAAGCTACCGTGCCAGAAGGTGCGTATGTGGGCCACTCTGTAGGCGGATATGAAACAGGTGGCGCAGGTTATTCAGCCGACAAGCGAGATGGCTTTGGCACAGGCAAGTGGCAGGTATATACTCTACGTGACAACCGTAATAGACCTGTCAACACAATTGAGGTAAAGATGTTAGATGAGTTCACGCCTGTTGTGACGCAGATTAAGGGCAACGGACGCGCCTCTGGTAACACTGCGCCAGAAAAATACGACGGCGCTGTGCTTGATTTTCTCCAGAAATACCTCAAGCCATCGTCTATTGAAGAGTCGGATAGCCATTTGACGCCTTTGCTGCAGAATTACAAAAAAGGTCTTGGCCCAGACGCACTGGACAAGCTGAACTTCATCTAAGGAACATACATGGCAATCGAAAAAGCACTGAACCGGATGCCCACCCTTGAGGTGGTGATAGGCGGCGGCATCCCAGAACCCCAGTCAGACATTGAAATCATCATTGAAGAAGACGGTGGTGCAATCGTTGAGATGGGCGAGAAGGATGCCGAGGAAGTAGACTTTTACAGCAACCTGGCAGCGGTCATTGAGCCGGACGTCTTGGCCCAAATTGGCATTGAAGTGTCGTCTTTGTTTGAGGCCGACAAGGGTTCCCGCTCTGAATGGGAATCCATGTACGCCAAGGGCCTTGATCTGTTGGGCTTTCGCATGGAAGAGCGCACCAAGCCCTTCCGTGGAGCCTCTGGTGCAACGCATCCAATGCTCACCGAGGCCATCATTCAGTTTCAGGCACAGGCCTTCAAGGAGCTAATGCCTGCTGGTGGCCCTGTTCGCTCGCAGATCATGGGCAAAGAGACGGTAGAAAAGTTCCAACAAGCCGGCCGTGTGCAGGACTTCATGAACTACCAGATCACTACGGTGATGGAAGAGTACACACCTGAGTTTGACCAGCAGCTTTTCTACACTGGCTACGGTGGTTCGACCTTCAAAAAGGTCTACTACGACTACCAACTGGGCCGCATGGTGTCAAAACTGTGCCTGGCAGACGATGTTTACATCCCGTACAACGGCTCAAGCGTCGTTTCCCAGTGCCCACGCCTGACTCACCGCATTGCAATGGACTCAAACGAGTACCGCAAGCGTGCTTTGGCCGGGGAATACCTCGATGTGTTCCTTGATACCTACGCTTCTCCTGCTGATGCAAGCCAGATTCAGGAAGCAGTTGACAAAGTTACAGGTATTCAGCCCACAGATGACGTCGGTGAGATATTTTTGCTCGAGCAATTGGTCGATTTGGACCTTAAAGGCTTTGAAGATTTGGACGATGACGGTGAAATGACCGGAATTAAGCGTCCATACGTAGTTACCCTTGCAGAAGACACCTTGAAAGTGGTCGGAATTCGTCGCAATTGGAAAGAAAACGACGAAAAGTGCACGCGCCGCAACTATTTTGTGCATTACGTGCTGGTCGAGGGCCCTGGTGCTTACGGCCTGGGCTTTGTTCACCTCATTGGAGGCCTCGGCAAGGCCGCTACAAGCGCTTTGAGGCAGTTAATTGATGCAGGTACGCTCGCTAACCTGCCCGCAGGCTTCAAAGCCCGTGGCGCGCGGATCGCGGACGACTCCAACCCCATCCAACCAGGTGAATGGCGTGACATTGACGCTGGCGGTGCAGAACTTGCGTCGTCTTTGCTGCCTTTGCCGTACAAAGAGCCAAGCCAGGTGCTGTTTGCACTGATGGGCTTCTTGGTGGACTCAGGCAAGCGCCTGTCCAGCACTGCCGACATGCAAGTTGGCGACGGCAACCAGTACGCACAGGTCGGAACGACGCTGGCGCTGCTGGAACGCGGCTCTATGGTCATGTCCAGCATCCACAAGCGCTTGCACTACGCACAGACGCTTGAGTTCCGGTTGCTGTTTGAGGGTTTTGGCCAGTACCTGCCGGACGAGTACCCCTACGACGTACCAGGCGCGAGCCGCAGGATCAAGAAGAAGGACTTTGACACCATGGTGTCGGTCCAGCCCGTGGCTGACCCCAACATCTTCAGCTCTGCACAGCGTATTCAGCTGGCACAGATGCAGTTGCAGCTGGCGCAGAGCGCGCCGCAGATGCACAACATGTACGAGGCCTACTACCGCATGTATGCGGCCTTGAACATCCGTGACATTGACGGTGTACTGCTGCCGCAGAACACCAACATGCCCCGGGACCCTGCGTCCGAGAACAGCGACGTGCTCAACGGCATGAAGCTCAAGGCCTTTGCCGGCCAGCAGCATGATGCGCACATTGCAACGCACTTGATGATGGGCTTGTCACCTATTTTGCAGTCCAGCCCAACGTCTGCTGCCGAGTTGCAAAAGCACATCCTGGATCACATCCGCTTGCGTGCGGAAGAGGACATGGAAGTCGAGTTGTTCAAGCAGTACGGCACCGATCCAGACCGCATGGTCTCTGCTATCCAGCGCGAAGGCATGGTCGCTATCAACATTGCCATGGGCATGAAGGAAGTTCGCGACATGCAGGAGACCTTTGCTGGCGGTGATGGTCCTGACCCCTTGGTGCAGATCAAGGAGAAGGAAATCGCCCAGCGCGCAGAGGCAGACAAAGCCCGCATTGGCCTTGACCAGCAGCGCTTGGCCTTGGATCAGCAAAAGGCACAGCAGACCAACCAGATTAACCAGCAGAAGCTGCTGTTGCAGCAAGAGAAGGTCAATCAACCCCAACAACCAGGAGGCCAATATGCCGCTTAAAAAAGGTTCTAGCAGAAAGACGATCAGCTCCAACATTGGAGAGATCGTTCGCGACTACAAACAAGACGGGATGATCGGTACCAGCAAGCCAAAGAGCAAAGCTGCTGCCGTGAAACAGGCCGTT